TTTTAAGTGCAGCAGTTACAATATTTTTAGTTTTCTTTTTAGTTAGCTATTTGTATGCTTTAGTTGAAAAAGTGAAAAAGAATCTTAGAAATATAGCCAGAATTAATTATACACCTTACAATGTAGCGTATTTTTTAGTATTTTGGTTTTTAAATATTCTGCTGATTTATGCAATAATAAACTTGATTGTATTTTTTGCAATTAAAGTATAAAAATATCACTTAAAACAGTTGCAAATATTGATAAAATAAGGTATAATAAAGGGGTGATAAAATGCTTACTAAAGAGCAAATAAAACAAATTGAAAGTAACAAAAATCTTTTTTTGTTTATAGTAGAATTACTGGAAGAAATGAACAAAAAAGGAGAAAAAGAGATGACAATTATTTTCAATAGCGGAAAAGTAATAAGAAGAAAAAAAACAAATACAATTGGATAAAGGCAAGAGTTATGAAAGTTAATGAGCCGATTTATATGTAGATTAGGAATAGTCTATTTATAAGTCGGCTCTTTTTTTGTCTAAAAACTAAAAAGGTAAAGGAAAAATGAAAGATGAAAACATAAAATTATTAATCAGGAATGAATTTGAAAATGGTGCAGGAGTCACCGAACTATCCCAAAAATATAAAATTAGTGCAAATACCATTAACAGCTGGAAAAAAAGAGAAAAATGGCAAAAAAAAGTTGCACCAAAAGGAAATGCACCAAATTCTAAAAAATGCACCAAAAATAAAACTGGTGCAAACGATAAGGAAACACAGATAAAATCAGACATCCTCAATAATGTTCCGAAAGAAAAAATTTTGCAAAAATTTTCAGTAACTGAGCGAACTTATTACAACAAAGTAAAAAGCGTCAGAGAAATCCAAATCGAAAAAAGCCAATCAATTTTAACTAAAATCGCAGACGAAAATTATAACGATTTAAAAGAACAATTGTTGGAATTGGAAAATGAAAAAAGAAAGTTAAAAGAAAAATTTCTTGAAATCGGATTGGAAGATGATGAGACTCTGAAACGTATAAATACACGCCTAAAAGTCTTAAAAGAATTTGAAAAAGAAATTTACAAAGGCGGACAGATTATTGGAAGTTATCGGCAGGCAGAATTAGAAATGGAATTGGAAAACGAGAATATACAAAAAGAAAAACTAGAAATCGAGAAATCCAAATTAAATACTGATGTAAACGAAGATAATAAAATAGAAATTAAGTTGGTGGGGATCTAATGGAAATAACAAGAGAAGTAAATAAACATTTTCAGGAATTTTTATTGGACGATAACCAGCACATTTATTTTTTGTTAGGCGGTTATGGAAGTAGCAAATCGTTTAATGCAGCAGTTAAATTGGTGCTTTTATCATTACAAGAAAAACGAAAGATTTTAGTTGTAAGACAGATAAGAGAAAATTTGAAAGAAAGCTGTTATGCAGATATACAAGATATTATATATAGTTTTGGACTAGAAAAATATTTTTATTTCACATCAACGCCAATGAAAATTATTTGTACTGTAACAGGAACTGAATTTATTTTCAGAGGATTAGATAATGTCAAGAAAATAAAATCAATAAAGGATATAGATACTATTTGGATAGAAGAAGCAGATGAGATTGATTATAAATCATTTAAAGAACTTAAATCGAGATTGAGAAGTATAAAAAACAGAAATATATTGATTTTAACAACTAATCCTAATGAGTTTGGAGTATGGACGTATAAATATTTGACAGAAGTATTAAAAAGTGTTGGCAAAGATGAAAACAATCTATATGCTGAACGGATTATGAAAATAAAGAATGAAGTAAATCTGAAAAAAGGAAATGTATTTTCTGAAAATATATATTTACATCATTCAGTATACACAGATAACAAATTTTTACCCGATAATTTTATAGCAGATTTAGAAACTGAAACAGATGACTATTTAAAAGCAATAAAGACGTTAGGAAGATTTGGAAGTGCTGGAGATACATTATTTAGAAATTTACATCATATGGAGCAGTCAAGGATAGAAAAAATAATCGAAGGCAAATGGAATAGATTTGCTGGATTCGATTTTGGTTTTAGCAATTCCTACAACGCAATAGTAAGAGTTGTGATAGATGAGGAATTGAATGATTTGTATATCTATGAAGAATTTTACGATAATCATTTAACCGATGTGGAAATGCTGGAAACTGAAATGATACAGAAATTAATAAACGACGGAGAAGTTGTTTATGCAGATAGTGCAGAGCCAAAAGCAATAGCTTTTTACAACATGAACAATGTAATGATTAATCCAGTTAAAAAGACAAGCGATATAAGTAAAGCTGGAGTTAAAAAAATACAATCATTTAGAAACATATTTATTGATAAAAACGTGTGTCCTAACACATATAGAGAACTAACAGAAATGAAGTGGTTTTTCAATAAAGATGGATTGATAGCAAAGAATCCAAAGACGCAAAAGCCGTTTAATATCGACCCGCATTCATTTGATGCTATTAAATATGCTTTAAGTGATTACACGCCATATATATTAAACAAACATTATTACAAAGAGGAGGTGGATAATGAGACTTAATATCTTTAAAAAAGGATTTTGGAGTACCAGGTCGCCAGTTACGTTATCAGAATTTATAAATAATTATTCTCTTGGAGACGAAAGTCCTGAAAAGTTTTTGAGCCAGTTGTATAAAAATCCTTTTACATCAAGTGCGATAACAAGAATAAATGAAGCAATTAACAATTTGAAATGGGGAACTTATAAAAAAGGATATAGTGACAATGTGAAAGATGTAAAAAGCAGCTATGTGCTAAATACATTGCAAAATCCTAATTCCTTACTTAATACAGACCAATTTATAAATTATTTTGCTTTATATTACATCTTGTTTGGAGAACTGCTTGTAATGAGAGTTGATTTATTCACAAAAGCTGAATTAATTTTATTTAAAAAAGGCTCTTATCACATTGAATACGATAACGAAAATGTGTTGAACGGAATTAAATCAATAAGAATTAACAATAAGGAATACAAGGGCGAAGATTTAAAGATGTTTCACTATATCAAAGGTGTAAACATTTATGACAATATCGCTGGAGCAGGACACGGAATAAGCAAAGTGCAATCATTGACAGCTTTGCATAATTACTGGTGCTACATAATGCAGTGGAACAACAGCATATTAAAGAACGGTGGTAAGAGAAATCTTATAATTATTGTTAAAAAGTTCCTAAATGTTTTTAAGAAAAAGGAAATTAAAGATGAAATTGAACAGAATAGCGGTGCTAGAAATGTTGGGAAACCAATTATTTTGGATGGAGAAGGTGCTGAAATAAAAGAGGCTGACTTTTCTCCACAGGACTTTGATTTTCTTAATGCAATGGACGAGATCCGGAATACTACTGCAGCTGTTATGAATGTGCCTAGTATCTTAATTGGGGATAGAACAAACAGTAAATTCAGCAATTACAAAGAAGCCAAAAAAGATTTGTATACAGAGAATATATTGCCATTAGTCGAACAAATAGCTGAATATCTTAACAATATTATGAAAGATAAGTTAGAAAGTAATGAATACATAGATTTTGACACAAGCACAATTGGAGTACTTAAAGAAGACAGAAAAGAGAAAATGGCAATGCTTAATAATCTTAGTTATTTAACGATAAATGAAAAGAGGGCAGAGCTTGAATATCCACCTGTTGAGAATGGAGATGATATTTTGATAAGTACATCAATGACACCGCTCAAAGAAATATATGAAGATGTAAAACCAGTTGAGGAGGAAGACGATGGCGAAGAAGAAGCAGAAAACAAAGAAAGTTAAGTTGACCAACTCACAAAAAAAGATACTGGCAAAAAGTCAGCTGAAAATGCGAAATAGGTTGATATTAAAGCAATTTAATAGATTAAGATTAGTTTTCAAACAATTACGTGGAGAAATTGATGTAAACGAACAAATGTTTTTGAGCGAGTTTGCTTGGGAAACATTTAGTAGTCAATTATTCAATGAATTAAAAAAAGGAATACTTGAAACAGTAAGCGAAACATCAAATTTTTTAATTACACATCGTGGCATTGATGAAAAATTAATTCCAGCAGTTAAGAATAAAACATTGAAAGCATTAAGTAAAAAGGTAATTGCTGAAAAGGTAACAAATATAACCAAAACCACTAAAGATATTTTGAACAAAATCATAGTTCGTGGACAAGAAAGTGGAACAAACATAAGAGATATTGCAAAAGAGATAACACAAAAAGTAAAAGGTATGGAAAAGAAAAGAGCAATGATTATTGCAAGAACTGAAACAGCTACTACTGCAACAACAACGTATCACAATGGATTGGAGCAGGCAGGACTGGAAAAGACTTGGTGGCATGTTGGTGGTGGAAAAATTGATAGGGAAAGCCATTTAAAATGTGATAAGGAAACTATCCCAGCAAACGAAACTTTTAGTTGCGGATTGAAACATCCTCATCAGTTGGGAGCACCAGCGAGCGAAATAATTAATTGCCATTGTGAATTGATATAGGAGGTGTGAAATGGAGCAATTTAATAAAAGTGTCAAAATGGTATTGAAACAAGATACTGAAGAAAAAGGAATAATTGAAGGGCAATTGGTAACACATAGTGTTATTGACAGTTACGGAGATTATTTTGATAAAACAGCACTTGATAAAGTGGATAAGGATAAGACTTATTTCTTGTTGCATATGCACGATTGGAGCAAGGAAATCGGAACTTTGAAAGTTCATCAAGACGAAACTGGAAATCTTAAATTCTCGGCTAAACTTGATTTGTCAACAGATGAAAACGGTAATGCTTTAAATTTAGACGCTCAAAAAGTTTATTCAATGATGAAAAACAATGGAGCGAACTACGAAATGTCTGTCGGTGGGCTCTTAAAGCAAAGAGAGTTTGGGACGGTTCAGACAGACAAAGGCGAAGTAAACGCTAGAATAATTAAAGAATTTGAAGTTATCGAGGGTAGTGTAGTTTTAAAAGGTGCAGTACCTGGAGCGACTGTGCAAACAGTAAAAGGTAATAACAATATAAATAAAAATAATAAGGGAGATGATAATATGCCAAAAAATATTGAAGATTTTGAAAAAGGAATGAAACAAAACACAGAGGATATTAAAAAAGCTAATGAAGATTTAGCAGCAGCATTAAAGAAAAATGAAGAATTGGAAGACAAAGTTGAAAAAGCGAATGAAGAGCTTGAAAAAATGGGGAAAACGTTAGATGAAGTTATGAAAAAAGGTATATCTAACCCTGAAACAGAAGAGAAAAAAGAAACTGAAGCATTACAAAAATTTCTAAGAACTGGAGAAGCTGGAAATTTAAGGGTTGCAAAAGCAATATCTAGTACACAAGTTGCCGTATTAATTCCAAGTGCATTAGAAAGAGAAATTTTAAAAGAAATAAAAGAAAATTCTCCGTTTTTGTTTAATGCAAGAATTTATACAGGTAAGGAATCTTATAGAAGAGTACCCATTAGAAATGAAATAACTCCTAAAAACCAAGCTGTAAAAGAAGGTGTCGGGAATACTCAAAGCGGAGAAATAAGTTACACATATATTGATATAAAAGCTGGAAAAAGACAAGTTCCATATCCATTGACAGATGAAGCTAGGGAAGATGCGTTTGCTGATTTAGTTGGCGAAATTAAAGAAGCGGTTGCAGAAGATTTTGGAATAACGTTAAGTGATTTAACAATAAATGGAACATATAATGAAACAGCAGACCAGTTTATTGAAGGGTTTATGACAAATGCTGATGTAAAATCCAATGCAGTAACATCTGCTACAGCTGGAAAAGTAACTTGGGAAGATATGGTAAAACTTGAAACAGGAATGAAAAAACAATATAGAAAAAATGCCAAATACTATGTCTCTTTAAAAATGTATGAAGAAATGAAATTATGGAAAGATACAACAGATAGACAATTGTGGAGTACAATCCATAACGGTGCAACAATGGTATTTAATGGTTATGAAGTGGTTGTTGATGAGTTTTTAGATGATATAGCAACTGGAAAATTCCCTGCAATATTCTGTGACTTCAAAAAAGGTTACGGATACTACATAAAAAAAG